ACGAGGCCGAAGCCGCGGCCAGAGCGAAAGCGATCGACGAGGCCGAAGCCGCGGCCAGAGCGAAAGCGATCGACGAGTGGGAACAGCGCAACGACGCCCGGAAGGAGCTTCGCGTGCTGCTCGCCGATCGTCTTCACGATCGGCGAGCGGCCCTTACCGCGGTCGAGGCGATCGCCCGGGCCGCCATCAGGTGGCTGACCCGGTAGTCGTCCATCCCTTCTCGGCGCACTCCGCGCCAATTCCCTTAGATTATTACAACGACGACAAGATGATCCAGCCGGGTATAAGTGTCACAGGAGGAGTCACAGACATGCCCAGAAAAAAGAAACCGACCGTCCCGAAACCCCCGCTCGGTATGCGATATCACTGAAAATTGACCCCTCGTGCTTGTCATAAGAAATATAGAAAGGATACTGTCATGCAAATGTCCGAATTGACGGCAGCGGAACTCAAGGAGTTCCGCGCGCTGCTCGTGGAGCGCGAAAGCGCTCGACGAGCGGCTCTCAGCCCGGTCGAGAGGGCGACGGAGGATCTCTCGACCGACGACCCTGACACCATCGCGGTTCTGGTGCGCGCCATCTGTGACGAGCACGACGAGCGCCGCCGCCAGCGGCGCATCGAAGCGTTGGTCCCCCTCGCCCTGGGGGGCGGCATCGTCGCACTCTACGTCGCCGGGCTCGTCGCGGCGATCCGCGCCCCGCGCACCCGCAGGGGAGCCATCGCCCGCGCAGCCATCCGTTGGCTGACCCGGTAGGGTCGGCCATCCCCCTTCTCGGCGCACTCCGCGCCAATTCCCTTAGATTATTACAACAACAACAAGATGATCCATCCGGGTATAAGCACCACAGGAGGAGCCGTAGACATGCCCAGAAAAAGGAAGCCGACCGTACCAAAGTCCCCGCTCAAGAAGTACGAGCACATGCGCATCCGGCTCGTCATGATCCGAGACAAAGACTGGAAGGGCCCGTCCAAGCCCTTCAAGGGGTCAAAGGATGCATACGACGTCCTCAAGTACCTCAGCTTCGAACCTGTAGAAGTGCTCTACGCTGCCCTGCTCGATACGAAGCACCAGCTGATCGGGCTACACGAGGTGGCAAGAGGGGGATTACGCTCCACCGAGCCGGAGGTCACGGCCCTGTTCCAGGCAGCGGTGATGGCTCAAGCAGCCGCCGTGATCCTGGCGCACAATCACCCCAGCGGGAACCCAAACCCAAGCCCGGAGGATGTGGTTCTGACTCGGAACATGAAGTCGGCCTGCAGCCTTCTCGGCATCGCGTTTCTTGACCACCTGATCATCGGCGAGGACTGCTACATGAGCTTCGCCGATGAAGACATGCTGTGAAAACTGTGCAAAAACGCCGACCCCGCCAAGTACACACGCGCTCTAGCCACAACTCCGTGGCATTTCCCTTAGCCATCTAAAAAGAAGCGGGCCCTGGGGCAAACCAGGGCCCGGTGGAAAGGAGGTGAGGTCCCGAACCCGAACCTCCAGAGCTCACCTCGCGTGCGCGGGGGGAACGCCGCGAGGTCTATTGCCACAGGACTAGTTCGGTGTCCGGGACCTCATGGGACGAGGGTCAATCTAGCACGACTCCCCTACCGAAGCCACAGGCTTGTAGCTCCGTCGGTGGATCGGAGACGGACCGTAGGCCTGAAGCGCCACTTGATGCTGCGGCGTTCCATACCCCTGGTTCACCTCGAAACCGTAGGCCTCGTATTCGGGTCGGTGGGCGAGTCGGAACATGTACCGATCCCGAATCACCTTGGCCAGGACGCTGGCCGCGGAGATGGCAGGCACCGTCAAATCACCATTGACGATGCAGTGCTGTTCCTGACGTGGAATGCCTTCGACGGGTCTGCCACCATCGATCCGAATCGAACATGGAAGTACAGCGCGAGTGTTTCGCGCGATCTGGACGCAGAGCTCGGACCACACATTCCAGATCCCATCACGGTCGATCCGTGGTGGACCGGCATAGGCCCAGGTCCAGAACCGAGCCTCTTTCATGATGCGGGGGACAACCGCTTCGCGCTGGACCCGGGTCATGAGCTTGGAATCATGCACGCCCTCCACTCGTTGGTCCGGATCCAGGACCACGCCGACAACAACCAGGGGACCGGCCCAGGCGCCAACCCCGGTCTCGTCGATCCCCAGCACCGATGAACCATCCATGTTCGCCCTCCAGTCTTCTCATATCAGAAAGCGGGTCGGCATTTCACCGCCAACGCCGCCCACGCCACACCTCCTTGCACAGGTCCAAAAAGAACCTGATGCGCACCCACAACATCACCAGGCGCAGCCACCAGGGAACCTCATTCGGCTTCGTCATGTTTCGACTCCTCTCCATCATGATATGTGTGTCCCATCCGCTTCGTAGGCAGATCTGGCCGGACAATGGTGGGCCGGCGCCACTGGACCCGGCGAAGACTGCGCCCGGGCCCGTAAGCCTGGGTAACGAAGCTTCCTTTCCGGATGAACGAGTAGGACACGGAACGACCCGTCCCAGTCTGGCTAGGAGCCCCTCTCGAAATCCGGTAGCACCGCGTCCTCGTTCCGCCGATCCAGGATTCCCAGCGCGAGAACTGCCTCGCCCGTTCCCGCTTGCCCAGCTTCTGGATCTGCTTGATGGGCGGAGGCGGCTTCTTGATCACATCGGCCCCAGGCAGGGTCATGTACAGGACCAGGTTGAGGCACAACTGGATCAGCGCATCGTAGAACTGCCCGTGGCGATCCGTCTCCCTGTCCAGCATGCGAAAACGAACCACCGCGCTCGACCGGTCCTGTTCCGCCTCATCCGTCCCCAGATGGTCCAACGCCTCCTTTGTGAGTGGAAGCGCGCTCGACGCCGTGGTCCAGCCGAGACCGATCGTTGGGTAGAAACGGACCAAGATGTGCATGAGGAGCAGGACCCGACCACTGTATGAAGAAGTGGTCTCAAGAGGCTCCACGTACTCGGACAGAAGTACGGCCCCAACCGAAGACCCGCCATACCACTCCTTTCTGTTCACAAGCTTCTCGCCAACCGTGACCGATCGCTCGTCGCTGTCCTCGTCCTCGATCATGACGAAGGTGTCCCTGGGCAGCATCAAGGCCAGGCCGGGCACCGGCAACCGGATCTGATCAGGATCCGTTACCTTCAACGTGGTATCGTGCATGGCTCGAATCAGCTCTGTCGACGGCGCGAACCAGCACGGGGTGTCACTCAACTCGACGAGCTTGAGCATAGAATAGCACCCCTTCAGGGCGAGAGTGCGCTGAGACCGAGCATCGGCACGCTTATCGCCGGTCAGCAACTGTGTGTCTTGCCCCATAAGACTGATGAGCTGTTCTGCGGCGTCAGGCTTCGGAAAGTCGACATAATGGATCTGCAGCGGGTGCCGGAGCCCGACAGGCACCACGTTGCCCATGGCCCGAACCATACACCAGATCAAGTAACTCAAGGCCGGAGCCACGGCAAGCTGAGACTCGCCCATGGCCTCCAACTCAGCACACATCCACTTCAAGTCCTTGGCTTCAGGCACCACAACCGGCTTCCTGAAGGTCGGCTGCGCCCCTGAGGTCAGCGCCGCATAGAGCTCCCGAGCTCGTGCTTCGTACATGAATATCTCCTTCTGGACAGCTTATATCCGTATCGAGCTAAGGATTTGGGCCCAGAAGAGTGGGCCCGAGACGGATGAGGGGAAGCAAAAGCTCCTAGTTCGTCGAGGAGATCATGCGGCGTAGCTCATCCAACGCGATCGGCACGAGGTGGTCCTCACTTATGGGCAGGACAACGCCGGCGTGCCCGATGGGGCTGCGCAGGACGAGAAAGTAGAGAGCGAAGCCAGAGTGCTGAGTCATGATCGCAGCTGGAACCACGATGCTCCCAGGCACCGCATGGGGATAGGGTGCCCCCTTGACCACGCGGTAGAGCTGCCACGGCGGCCAGCCCCGAGCGAGATCCTGAACCTGGGTCGGCGCCGTTTTCGGGATCTGATCGATGTGCACGCGCAGCTCAGGTGCGCGCAGGCGCTGTATCTGCTCCTCGATACTATCGAGCTCGGCGTCTGGGCGAAAGTCCGACCCCGAAAAGGTCCGATCCCGGAACCAGTCCCCAAGCTGGGGCTGGTCCGGCGGCATGGCGTTGACGACGGTGATAGTCATGGCCGCTCCACGCGCACCTGGAGCCACGCTTGAGCCGCGAGCTCACGCCGGTTTCTGCTCCTCCGGATCATGTTCTCCATGAGCTCGGCCTCCTTCTTCACGACCTTCTCGTACCGCTCCAGCGTCATCGGGGTCCCATCCTCCCAATGAGGCGGCATCGTGTCCTCCCAGTACAGGCCGCACCGACAGATCCCCCGAGTCCCGGGCTGGTACGGGCTGTAGCCCCCGCAGATCGTCCTGTCCATGTTCGCCTCCTTCTGTAGAATGACTCGATAGAGCGAGAGCAACTGTTGTCCCACCCTGATCAAGATTCTGCAACCTCCGAAACCTGGGTAGGCTGGCCAGAATGGTCTTGCCGTACCCCATCTCGAGCAGCCTGGTGTCAGCCACAATGGCCACGCCGGCGTCGGTCTCGGACCGGATCAGCCGACCCAAACCCTGCTTCAACGCCAGCGTCGCCATGGGCACTGCCAGGTCCATGAAGGTGTTTCCCCCTGATCTTCTTACCAACTCCTCTCTCTCCGAATATACCGGAGACGTCGGGACCGGGAACGGAATCTTGTCGATGAGGACGCCGATCAGAGAGTTGCCAGGCACGTCGATCCCGGTCCAGAGCGAGGCCACGCCGAACAACACGCTCCTCTCGTCCTCTCGAAACTTGATGATGAGACGGTCCAGCGGCACCTCACCCTGAACGTAGCACCTGATCTCGGGCGGGAGCTTGGGCCGGATCAGGGCCAGGACGGACTTCATCCGATCCCAGCTCGTGAACAGGAGCAAGGACCGACCTCCGCACAGCATGATCAGGTCCATCCCCAGTCGAGCCAGAGCCTCGTCATAGGCAACGATCCCGGCCCGCTCAGTGTTCTTGCCCGGAGGCCGCGGCAGGGTTGCTGGGATGTAGATCGCGCCCTGCTGCGGAAGATTGAAGGGCGAGTCGGCAACGACCTCGATGCCGCCAGTCTCGGGCAGACCGAGCTCCTTCGAGATGTACTTGAACTCCCCCTGCACCGTCATCGTCGCCGAGATGAAGCCGACCGAGTGCAGGCCATGCTCGAACAGGAGCCGGCGGAGTATCATGGCGACGGAGACCGGCCTGGCCTCGAAGGCATCTTGCCTCACCGAATCTCGATCTTGCCCCTTGTTCTTCCAGTAAACCCAGCCCAGATCCAGATTCAGGCCGAAACTCTTCTCGAGGCGGAATCGAAGTCCGTCTATCCGCACCCTCGCCTGTTGCAAGCGTACCGTCTCCCGCTTGATCACATCAGGATTGGTGCCCACCTCCTCATCCTCACCTGCCCCGATCTTCTCCTCCCGTACCTTGAGACGCTGACCTACAGCGCCCAGAGCAGCGAGCACGGCCTCATCCCCGTCGTACCACGGCGTCACCGTCTTCGAGCTGGATCTCTCCCCCATGTAGGCCCTGGATGCAGCGAAGACATCCTCTCGCATCTGCGACAACGAGTCCGCTGCCTCATCACCCATGCTCTTTCGAGCCTGGGAAACGGCAAAGCTGAGACTGTTGTAAGAGAGGGTCCAGCCCAGGACCTCTCTGGCGATGTCGGCGAGAGTGTGAGCCTCGTCGAAGACCACGATGTCATGTGCGGGAAGCTGGTCCGTGGCGAGCAGGTACAGGTAGTGATTGCAGACGATGACGTCAGCTGCCCGAGCCCGATCCCACGCAAGTCGAGCATGGCAACGTGCCCTGTGCCCACAGGCCGTACCCAAACAGTCATCACTTTGACGACTGATCCTGGGCCATATCTTGGCCTGGATCGGGAGCTCCACCATGTCACCGGTGTCAGTGGTCTCCGCCCACGGCGCGATGACCCTTGTGAGCTCGTCAACCTCCTTGGCCTTGAGCACGATCCGACCCCGCGATAGATCAGACCGCACCGAGACCAATGCATCCCGGCAAAGGTAGTTGTTCTTCCCCTTCAGGATCGCGAAGGTGAAGGGCCAGGGAAGGTGGGCCTGAAGAAAGGGCAGGTCCTTGTTCATGATCTGCCCCTGGAGGCCCTTCGTAGCCGTCGAGATCAGCCCCTTGGAACCCTTTCCCGCCTGGTTCTTCAAGAACCAGATCATCGGTATCAATGCCGCCAGGCTCTTGCCGCTCCCTGTTGGTCCCTCCCCGACCAGATGCCGGCCTTCGGTAAAGGCTCGGGCAAAGGCTTCGACGAGCTGAATCTGCCCGTCCCGACGACGGTAGTTGGGCAGCTCCGTCGCCAGGATGCCGTTCGGACCGAAGATCTGGTCGATGAAAGCAAAGTCACTCATCACCATTCCTCCTGCTCGGGCACTTGGATCGTGGCTTGGATGTGGACGGTGCAGCCACCTTCCAGACTCGCCTTCCTGGCCAGGTGACGAAATGTTGCAGCCGAGTCTCGTTGAGCTCCGGCCTCATCCTTGTCACCCTCGTCCTCTAGGGCCTCGGCGTAGGCCTCGAGCAGTCCGGCGGCTTCGATGAGCTCGGAGTTGTCGATCCATTCTCGCGCTGTCGTGGCGTCTCCTTCTTCTTGGGTTGGGGCTCGATTCGTCTCGCGTGTTCCCGGCGCAGCTCGTGCAACTCGTTCCAGAGTCGTCCGTTCCATCACTCGACCTCCTCGATTCGTGCCACGTGCTCCGGGCACAGCAAAAGTGCCGACTTCCCGATCCGGGGAGCAATCCCGGGCCAAATCCAGCTCCCGTCAGCACTGCAGTTCTTCACCATGCAACATCGATCAGCGCCACCGCAGAGGTGTCTCATGTCCATGAGCATCAGACCAAGACAGTTCGACCCGCTCCAGGTCGTGATGTCAGCTCCCCAGAAATGATCGTGCCACGTATTGCCCTCGATGAGACAACGAGGACTCGTCGCCACGAGTTGTTGCCGCAGCCCAGAGTTGACGAACTTGAGGGTGAGCACCTCCCACATCACAGACAGCGCGATATCCGGATGCCAACCAGGTCGAAGCACAATCGTCCGTCCGCGGTGTTTGGCCTCTCTCGGGGTCGGAGCCGAGCCCACGTAGATCATGTCCTCCAGCGTTGTTGCCTTGGCGAGCTGAAAGGCTTGTTCTGCGCTGTGCACCGGAAATCCGTTGTAGGTCATCTGCTCCTCGGAGGTGAACAGATAGAAATTGCTGAGAAACTCGTGTTCACCGCGAAACCGGTCGATGGGTGGCGTCAGAGTCAGCATGCTCCCTCCTTCGACCTCGGTACCAGAAGGTCGTCAGCGTAGTGCATGAAGCGAGCTTGAAAGGTGGCAGGAGTGCCACTAGCGAGCGTCCGATCAGGGGTACTGGCTACGATGTGCGGACCGTAGGCTCGGAACACCCCATTGTGCGTGCCCCTCAACCAGACCTTCTGACCAGCGTGCACCTCGCCCCACGAAATCGGAGCCCAGGCCGCCTCATTGTACAGATCGTTTCCATCCCGATTGTCCAGGGTACTTCTCCGCTCACACGAGTAGTGTCCGTCCTCACCTTCAGGCATCGTGATGCTCCTTCCAGAAGATTCTCCCGGACTCTTATAACAGGATAAGGAAAAAGCTCCGGAGGAGAGTCCGGAGCAGGTATGCAGGTTGAAGGGGCGAGAACGGAGTGGCTAGGCCGGCAGGCGCATCTGGTAGCGTCGAATGCAGTGGTACAGGCACCGGAACAAGAACTCGCGATGACCTGGGTTCCGCTTCCAGGAGTAGGGCGGGATCCAGGGCAGGAAGGCCAGGACCTGAGCACGGACCTGGGTCAAGTAGGTCGTGAGCTGCTCCGCCAGCTCGAGACTCACCAGCAGCGGGCTTGCCCTCTTGGGTCGGAGCGAGGAGGATGAAACCCCATCCCAGAAACCTGGGATCAGGAGCTCGTGCGCCTCCTCCAGAAGGGTGCGAAGATCCCCCTCAGACGTGAACCAGGTTTCGGAGCTCATCATGTTCAGCTGATGTCGCTTCTTCATCCTTGCCGAAAGCTCCTGACACTTTCCCGACGAGATCGGTGTGATCCTCAACCGAACCTGTAGGTTCCTCGGAAGTGAGGAGAGTGCGCCCCCGGATCCGGCCGAAGACGTGGAACCACCCGACTCCGTACTGAGCTCCTCATCGAGCTCAGCCTCCTCCTCCTCGACCTCTCCCAGCAACGGCGAGGCCTCGGCGTAGAGTGCCGCAAAGCGACCAGGTCCCTTCTTCCTCCCCAGCAGGTGACGTGCGGTACTCGGTGGATGCGGTGGCTCCCCGAACAGGTCCCTGACCTTGTTGCGCTTCGCTTTCCACAGTTTCGGATCGAGCCCGAGCTCCTCCGCGCCAAGCTCGATCCAGAACCAGTCTTGAAGTAAGGAGGCTGTGCCCGGCTCGAGTGCGGTGTTGCATCTGAACGCCACTCGAATCGCCTCCGCCCCCACATCCCCGTAGGAATTGAAGGTCGGCGATGGTCCGAACGGGTCAGGGCGCTGGAGAAGGTCCACGGCAGGAGAAGGCACCGGATCGAAGACGAAGCGGCGCTTGACCATCGCGGCCAGAGAGCGAAGGTCCGGGAAGAGACACGGGTAGAACACCTCGTTGAGTTCGGGCCAGAACTTCCGCCCGACGTTGAGCAAGATCGTGGAGTGAAGGAGCCATTCCTTGGCTCCCTCCTCGAAATGCTCCGACCCGAGTGGACCCCACGCCTTCGATGAGACCAGCGGCAGCAGCGTGACGAAACGTTCGATCTCGTCGACCTCGCTCAGGTAGACAGGACCGCGCCGCGGTGACTCCGGTTCACCCTCTTTCGAGGCCCTGAGCCTATGTCCAGCATAGGTGCGACGCCTTTCATCGGCCATGGGACGCCAGACGGCCAAGATTGCCTCGATGGGACAGATCCGGATGGCGCGTCGGGTATCGTTGATCTTTTCCACGAGGGGGGATATGTCCGCCAGCTTGGCATGTCCACCCACGGCATAGGGTTGAAGTTCGCCGGACAGTTCCATGACTATTCTGGATACGCCTGCGTCGAACAAGGACCCAGCCAAGGACAAGGCTGCAGCGCGTCGAGACAGATTCCCACGCAGCGCCGTGATACGCTCAGCGCCGGACTCCGGCGCATGATCCGGATCTGGCAGCGGCAACGACACCTGAACAGCATCGGGAACAACGTCGGCTTCGGGTACGGTGTCGATTGACATCGGTGCGGGCTGCTCAGGTTCTTCGACCGGGCTCTCGTCCTCCGCAACAGGCTGCTCCAGCTCCACGGGAGGCGCCGGCTCGTCCTGTCCCCGTATCACGGCCCGCGTCTGACGATGAAGTTGATGCTCCCGCAGTGTGTCCAACGCCGCCCGATACCGATCGCCGGCCTTCTCCTGCAGAAAATGGAGCGGGATCTGCTCGAGCACGGCCTCCATGAGCCCACGGCCCAGAGATCGGCCCAGCCGGAGCACGGAACCTGGATAGACCACCACCCGGAGCAGGGGCAGTCCACCCTTTTCATGATCTTCACTCATCCAGCACCTCCAATCCGTTTGCTAGTTCGTTTGCCGGAGCATCACCGGCGTGCAGCTGCTGCATCTGTGTGTGGAGCTGCTCCCTTTTCTGAACCACTGCTTCGTAGCTCGGAAGACCTCGGACCAGACCACGAAGCGAGGTACCGAGAAATTGCCGAGCCAGCTCGATTTCGAGCCGCAGACGCAAAGGCAGCTGCTCCTTGTGAGGCTCGAGCTGGGTCAAGAGTCGATGCAGACCTTTCCTGTCTCGAAGGTACCAGGTCACGGTACCCGGCTTCCGCGGCTGAACCGATACCCCGCCGAAATCACGCTGCAGCTGATGAAGGAGCTCAGACCTGACGCGGGACAGGGTGAGCTTGGCGTAGACCTTGTGAAGAGGGGTGCCACCCGTTATCCGCTCGACGCTGATGTTGAAGAGCCCACACGCTGCCATGAGCCCAACTACAACTCCGTTAGCCTGCTCCTGCTCCATCCGCTTTTTCCTCTTTCTAGATGTATTCGAACTATATCAAAACGCTTATTTTATATTAGGCGTTATATGACGTGATTTTTGCCTTCTTGATCTGCCAGGAGAGCATCAGGCAGCTTGATCCAGATCACGACAGGGTGTTCGATATGGTCCAAACCGCCTAATACTAATTGGGCGTCAGACGATTCGTCGTTTCCTCAAAAACCCTCTTCAGTGCCCTCGCTAAGTAGCTGAAACAGGCCGAATCAGCCCACGGAAAAGTGGCTACTTCGGCGTCATTTTCAGAGACTGGGGTAAGAAAGCCGTCTTGTGCTCTGATCAGACGCCTGATCAGTGGAAGGTCGGTTTTCTTACCCCAATTCGTCACGATGACGGTGATCTGGTCACTTCGGAGCGGGTGGATCAGCCTGATCAGCTGGGGGCATATCGACCCATTTCCTGATCCTGAACTGATAGGCGCTCAACGGGTAGCCGACACGGTGGCTCGCACAGAACGGTTCGCGATCCAGCAACCAGCCTGGTTCGAGAGCCTGCTCGACCCGGTCCATCTCCAGCTCCCACGCCTCCCCATTCGAGATCGGTCCAAGAGGCCAGTTCAGAATCCCAACGAGCTGCTTCTTCCCGAAGTGAGGCGACTTGACGAGCCGGGCTTTTCCTTCTACCGTAGCCTTTCCCCCGAGCAGGGCGCTGAACTGCACCAGATCCAGCTCCAGACTCAGCACGGGTCGCTGCGACTTGGTATCGGTGATAGTCAGCATCCAGGTCATGCCCGCCACGCCCGCTTCGTTTCCAGGCAAACCCCGGAAAACCATGGCGACGTGAACGTCTTCAAGGCATTGGAGCGCCTCTTCTCGACGCAGTACGCGTTCAAGGTCGTTGATCATCTTCATCTGCCTCCTTCAAAAACAGATCTCGAATCGCAAGGGCCATGGCGATCATGACGGCCTCTGCCGTCACTTTGCAGCAAGGCTCAAGACACTCCGGATCCAGAAACGCAGCGAGTTTGAGCTGGCCCTGCTCAGCCTGGGCAAAGATCTCGGCCAGGACCAGCTGAGCCACCGGGTTGTTGAGGTCGTACCGACTCGTGGCGTTGTCGGCGCCGAGCTCGGCATAGCGAACCAGCTGATGCGCGTCGACCTGCTTCCGAACCGACTCCGGAAGCCGCGCCGTGGCCTCCACGGCACAGTGAACCAGGTTCTCATGCTGGACCTTCTTCAGGAAGTCCTGCTCCTCCTCTGAAGCCTGAGACCAGTTGAACAGCACCGCGCTTTTGTAGTGTCGGGACACATGGATCAGCATCGATGCTTGGTCCTGGTCGATGTAGCCGTGGTCGAGCTCCAGAGCGACTCTACAGTAATAGGTACGACAGAGTTCAGGTCGATATTGATCATGAACACGACATCGGTACCGATCCCCCTCCTGGACCTGGAACATGCATGGCATCCGTATCCGGAACTGATCCTCGCCCACGCTTTCGGCGAAAAGGTCTGGGTCCACACTGTGGGCCCTCCCCATCTCGGCGCGTTCCTCGGCAGAGATCACGGCGTGAAGCAGCTGACAGCAAAGGCCACACCGGGTGCAGATATACTCGACCAGGTCTGGCCTGATCATTCCTCGAACTCCTCCTCTCCTGCCTCAACCTCGATCACCTCGAGCCCCGGGTTTCGTTCCGGGTTCTGTTCCATGGCGGCGCGGAGACCCAGCATGGCATAGCCGACCTTGTCGAGCCAAGGGCTCTCCTCGAACTTGGTCTGGTCTCCGGCAGCAATACGGGTGTCCTTGTCGAGATCACGCACCATGATCAGCGCCTCTTCGTAGCGCTCGGGGCTGATCCCATTTGGCCAGATCGCACGCATTGCGGCAGCTGCTTTCCGCACGGAGTCGCCATATGCCTGTTGCTTCGCATCGACCAGGGCAGCCGCGGAGAGGCCGATCAGTATCCAACGAGGATCCCGAACGTTGAGTCTCTCCTGAACCTGTGCAACCAGGTCACTCGGTATCTTCAGCATGGATCACTCCTTGATCGGGCGTGCTGCCACGTAGCCCGGACGGCCTCGGTGAAGTCGACCCATCTGGATCGGACGACGAACCGCATTGCGTACGATCCGAACCGGATCCCCGGACTTTCCTTTGAGGCGCTTCACCTCCTCCTCGCCGCAGAAGGCGATGGCCAGGTCCAGCACATGCACCGGCTGGCCGTTGTAGGCTCGAAGCAGGAGCCCGACCAGCCCCCTCTCGAACTTGGTGAGTTTGGTCTTATGGGAACGGTCCGTATCGCCGACCGCTGCCCAGACCGTCGCCAGCAGCTCTCGTCTTTCCCTCTGATCCATCTCGTTGTCTTCCTCCTCTCGTTTCTTTCCCGGAACCGTATCCTCCAGCATGTCCGTGTTCTTGGTCCGATCCGCAGCACGAATCAGGCCCCAGTGTGTTGGTCTGGGGAACATGGGAACACCGCCCCGTCCCTCCTTGATGCCCAGCACGAAGGCCCGTCGACGATGCTGGGGCACCCCATAATTGACAGCGTCGAGGACGTCGGCAGTGATGTTGTAACCAGCCGCGTTTGCCCGATCGAAGAACGTATCACGCAGGGGCCGGAACTTGTCCTGGAGCAGAAGCGGTGGCACGTTCTCCATGGCGAAGCTATCGGCATCGGTCTCGATCACAACACGCAGGAACTCCAGGATGAGGTTGTTCCGAGCGTCGGCTGGGTCCTGCTTCCCCGCCTTGCTGAAGCCCTGGCACGGTCGACCGTCGGGTGCTCCCAGATTCCAGACATAGCTGCAGAGCGCCATGATGTCATGGTCCAGCGCGATGGCCACATCCATGCCTGCGCTTTGAATGCCCAGGCTGAAGCCGTCACAACCACAGAAGAGATCGATGGCGATCTTGGCTGGAACCGTGGATTCGGGAACAAGGATGCCACCCGGGCTCAAGGCAAAGCCTGGGGGCGTGAAGCAGTACTGATCCGACCTTGTGGCTGACCACATGGATGACCTCCGAGCCCTCGACCGACTCAGCTCCTTATACCCAGATTCTGATCCAAGCTGCATTTCAGCCAGAACCCGTGCTAGGATAGGCCTCATGAGCTTCCTCATCTACTTCAGCACGACGATACGGCGCATCCACCTCGTGGACAAAAAAACATCCTGGCTGATGCGAGCCACGAACCTCGGCCTCCTCATCACAAACAAGCTCGGTTGGACCAACATCCCGAACTTCCTCACGGATTGGACCACGACGTTACGCCACAGCATCTATAGCTCGCCGCGGTGGACTTGGGATATGGCTCCAAGCCCGATCCTGGTCCATGAGCTCACCCATGTCCTTCAATGGAACTTCCTCTACGTCCTGCGCTATCTCCTCAGCCCAACCTGGCGTTGTCGCTACGAGGCCGAAGCGATCCAGGCCGAGATGCTCTGCTTCGAGAGCTGTCGAACTCCAAGTGCTGTTCGGGAGGCCACACTCAATCTGGTGCACTATGGCATCAACCTGGACGAAGCGACAGACATGCTGCTTCAGCGACTTCTGAATGTGCGGGCTCGTGACCGGCTCGAACCGAGCGCTCAACGAGTCTGGGAGGCGTTCTATGCCTGGGATACCCAAAGGTAGGGTCCGGTGCCGCCTTACCCTGTCACATGACAACAGGGACTTTCTGGATCGGGAAAGAATGAGGATCTGGGCCAAGCACGGTGTCAGGTTGGGTCTGAGCGACGTCATAGAGCTCCTCATCGAACGTCACCGGGTCGATGTGGAACGTGCCCTGACCCAGCTCGAAACCCGCGATGCGCTGATCCTCTTGTTCAAGGAGCAAGACCATGCCAGGGCTGAACTGGTGGGCCGAACCACCACGGACCGAGAGCACGTTGAGCGAGCTCCTGGAGTATCTCCGCCCCAAGACTCAGACCGAGATCAGATCCTGGACGCCGACGAGCCCTACGACAATCTCGAAGCCGAGCTCTCCGACGGAGCCGGATATCCCTGGCGGGCTCGGACTGGATGAGTGGTTTCACCTCGCCGAAGATGAACCGGAGCTCTGGACACAGGAGGAGCTGGATCTGATACAGCGCAAACAGGTGCCCCCAGCGCTACTCCCCGAGCTCCTGCAGCGATGGATTCGAGGTCCTGCCCGAAGCAGGCGAATCGCGAAGACACAGCCGGGTCCGAATCACGTTCAAGCACCGACATCAAATGCCGCTCCGACAAACTCTCTGGCAGAGCTTGGAGCGGAGCTCGCTTCAGAAGCTGCGTGGTGGGAATCCAGGAATCAGAAAGTGGAACCGCCGACGGGAACACCGCCACCGTAGACGTAGGGTTGGGTGCCCTGATCCACGAGACGTGACCCCGCCGAGGTCAACCCCATCAATCCTACTCCTGCAGCCAGGGGGGCCGTGGCCAGGGCGCCACCGAGTCCCATGCGAAGCCAGGGGGTCCTCTTGGGGACCTGTGCCGCAGCTCCCGCCGCTGCCTCGGTCGCGGGAAGCCCGCTCGCCACGTTTTCGAGTGCGGCGTAGTCTTCGGGGCCCACAAGACGTCTGGGTGCAGCAGCCGGCGCAGCTGGCGCAACTGTGGGCGCTGCGGTTATCGGGGTGCTGGTTGCCGCGGGCGTGGCGGGCGCCACACTACGTTTTGCTGCCAACTGTCGGGCGAACGCAGCAGCTTCATCCTCGGTCAGCGAAGCAGCTCCGCTACGACTGTAGCTACCGCTTCCTCTTGCACGACTGCCCGCAGCTGCTGCTCCCTCATACCGGGCAGCGTCCTGCGCCGACTGAATCGGACTCGGTGACGATCGAGGCATTGCGGGCGCCACACTACGTTTTGCTGCCAACTGTCGGGCGAACGCAGCAGCTTCATCCTCGGTCAGCGAAGCAGCTCCGCTGCGGCTGGCACGCGCTGGAGCTGCGGGAGCAGCGGAGGCACCCGCCGCTGGTGCAGTACGCGGCGGGGTGGGATTCCTGGGCAAAGACGGAGCTGGAGCTGCTGGTGCTACGGGACGTGTCGCGAGCACAGGACCTCGCGCCAGCGACGGAGCGGACATGGGCCGGGATGCTGCCGTCAGTCCCGGCTTCAGAACCTTGGGAGCCCGCGTGAGCGCCCGTCCTACAGTCCCGACCGTCTTCACCAACGGCGCCGCCATGGCCTCCTTCTCCATCCCATGAGCCAGCTCCTGTCCCATGAGGACACAGTCGGCGGCGCGGCGGCTCAGGGAGCCAAGCTTGATGAAGTGCTCTTGAGCCAAAACGGTGAAGAGCTCAGCATTGGTCATGGGTGGACCTCGTCTACCAGAGTCCGGCTCAGGCCGCGTTCATCAGCGCTTCCGCCACCAACTCCATGCCCGTGTTCAGAGTCACGGCATGGACGTTGACCGGCTTCATACGCTCGTACTGGAGGCCGACGCTCTCCTGGACCACCATGCCCTGCGCGTCCGTCGCCCATTGATGAACCGGAACCGTGACCTGCTCGAAGTAGCAGGCGCCCAGCGTGTCCAGGTTCGAGTTCCGGACGTACATCAGGATGCCGATGGGCTGATTGAAGAGGTCACTGGCCAGGTTCAGGAACAGGTTCTCGTAGCCTGGGGGCACGATGACGTCGTGGGGGTTGGCCATGGCGTAGGAAGCCAGGTTCTCGAAGACGGCGGGCACTGTGATCGTGCCGCTTTCGTCCTTGTAGTAGGCGTAGAGCGCCCGAAGCAGTGAGATCCCGTCGTAGTAGATCCGGGCCAGGGAAAGCTGACCCGTGGCGCGGCCTGCTATCTGGTAGCTGCGTTCGCTCCCCAGCTCCCAGATCCGGACGAACTGCTTGTTCTGCTGCAGGCTCACGTTCTGGATGATGCCCAGAGGGTAGACCAGGTCCGAGGACCCCCTGGACTCGCTGTCTCCGATAGCCGCATTCAGGAACGACGTGCTGAGGCGGGGCGGGCCCGCTGCCAACATCGTGTAGCCGCCGGCCACGTATCGCCCGTCGACCAGGCCGCGCTGCACATAGTGATTCAACGGATCCCAGGTATCGAAAGGTCCACCTGCCATGATCAGCCTCCAGTCTCCTTTACTCTACCACGTCTTTCTCGAGCTTGAAACGAAGCTCCTCATCTTTTCCACCAGTAAGCGGCGCGAGCAGGATTCCACCTCGTCGAGACAACCTCCTGCTCAGCGTCGGATCCATGATTTTCGAGTAGAGTCGTTGCACTATTGCCTGGCTGAAACGACTCTTGAACGGGGGCACGTAGAAAGAACCGCCAGAGATCGGGCGCCTGGTTGTATACAGGTCCACGTCCTTGGACGCGATCTCGTCGATGAGAGAACGCGCCTCATCTGCCGTGATCTTGTCCTGGGAGATGTTTCGTGCGGCATAGGACAGCGCCTTGTTGCCGAGGAACCCACCAACTTCCCGAAGCGCGAGTTGCCCCAGAGGATGCAGACCAGCCTTTCCTGCAACCATCGAAGCCAGGTCCATGAACGGTGCCAGAGCATAGGTTCCCGCCATGGCCGCGTACTGAGCCTGAGTATGTGGTGAGGTCTGCCCATGAGACTTGAGCGCTGCATGTCCCTTGCGGGATGCCTGAACCTCGTCGACCAGCTCAGGAATCGACGCCACTGCACTGAGAAGGGGGGCGACAGCACCAGGTGCCTGCGTATAGCCCAACGTTGCTCCGAGGCGTGTCAGTGCCGTGTAGGCTCGAATACCCCGTGCCGCAGCTGTACTTGGACCGACAAGCTTGGGGAGGATCTGCTCGGATCCCGGACCATGGGCCTGGGCGTGGGCCGCTTCGTGGGCCACGAGCGCCGGCGAATAGATCGCAGCTTCATCCTTGGCGATCTTGGTGAGCTCATCGGCAAAGGCCGCTGTGACTACGAACTCCATCGATGAACCACGATCGCCCCTGTCGATGTGACTAGATGATCAGCTCGAGGTCGATTCCGTTGAGCGGGGCCTTGGGTCCGAGATACACCTTCGCCGTGGCTCGAGTTGGGTTCGTTGTGCTCTGGGTCAGACTCGTCACCTTGGCCGTGTTCACGACCCGCTTGTCGTCGGTGAGCCAGGTCGAGAGCCCTTCACAGATCACACTGAGCCCATCGAGGAAGCTCTGCGTGATGTTGTTGAGACCGATGTACTTGCGCAGAGACGCCCGGTAGAACTTGGCGCAGAAATCGACAGCCTTGACCACGCTCTGCTCCTGGGTCTTCCAGCTGGTCCCATCCGTCGTGACCTGATGCCGGGAGTAGACCGGGCCCGTGTCCTCGCCAGCCTGGATGATGATGTCGGCGCCGCCCGCCGCCATCTGGTTCAACTGACGTCGGGTGTAGACACCGGTCGTTCCCGTGACCCTATTGAAGCCAGCCATGGAGCGCTTGGTCAGAGGCGTATCCGGATCGAGCCCGGCAACCTGACCTGCCTTGGCAGCGCAGGCATAGAACCCATCGATGGTCTGCTCCACCCCGTCGACCGTGGCGTAGAGCTCGTTCAGGAACAGCATCCACATGCGCCGATCCGCGAACGCTGTGCCTCGAGCGTAGACCGTCTCGACCACGTCGTCCTTGTCCGAGATTGCGGCACCTCGAACCTTCACGCTGAACGTTTCCGAGATCACGACGGGAAACAAGACGCTCTCCGCGTAGAACCCGTCGGTGTTTTCACTCGCCAAGAAAGCCGTGTTGATCGGGACCACGGTGCCGCCCGTGATCGCACCCTTGATGTTCCAGTTGTAGGCGTCCTCGGCGATGTCCAGGAAGACACCGTCACTCACCTTGATGTCAGCCGGATTGATGCCCAGTGCGATCAACGCCGCGGTCAGCGTGGGAATCTTCGTGTCGAACGTGGTCGGCACGGCGCCGATGCTGTCACCGTCGTTCCCGCTGACCACGATCGTGTCCACCTTGCGCGTGGGCACGGCGAGATGGAAGGCACAGATGCGCTCCCCACCCATCTCCGGCTCCGACATGGCGTCGACGTGGGTCTGCATGATCGTGGCCACGTCGAGGTCGGAGCACATCGGGGCGATGGCGTAGACCTCCTTGCCCTCGAGCAGATCCAGGGCCTCGGTGTAGGCCGTCACCGTTCCGTTGGGCTTGTCGTCGGAAACCTCGCTCACACCCAGACCGTAGATCCGAGTGTCGGGTGCGTTGAGCATGGCCACGTAGATCCCGTAGGCCAGCGGGTTCTCCGGGGTCACCGGCGGCATGCTGGCTTCGAGCTCGTTGTAGCTGTCGAAACCATACGTGCTCGGGTTGGTCGCGTCCGGAGTCACGTCGAGCCTGAGAGCGTTGAACATGGCGTAGCAGCCAACCGCCGCTGTCACGATCGGGTTCCCGTCGGATCCTCGCAGGATATCGTGCTTGATCCAGACGTCGCCACTGGTGTCGATGCGCAGATCCGGGGTTGGGACGGAAACGCCCCACTGTGCCGGCGCCACCGTATCCAGGTTCTTGGCGATGATGTACCAGGAGGCCCAGGTGGCGGTTAGTGCCACCTCTCGATCCAGCTTGACCCGACCCGAGACAGCACCCGGATGGACCTCGGACACATAGCCGAGGAAGGCGCTATCGCCGTAGACCGCATCGCCCGGACGGACGCTGAACGCTGTGCCGTAGTAGGACCCGGCCGTCATGCCGAGACCATTTGGCGAAGCACCGATGCCGGTGGACTCCGTGTGGATCTCGATCTTCGACTCGTACCCGCTTGTGCTGCAGGTCAGCTTGACCAGGTTGCCCGCGGTGATCGACGCGATGGTGGCGCCGAGCACGTTGTTGATCTGGGTCTCGACCGGGTCTCGTGGACCGGCTCCGCCCGTGGCCAGCAGCTGCTGATAGGGGCAGCTCAGGCCGAGGAACAGGACCCCGCCGCTCTCCGCGGTGACGATGACCGAGGAGTTGGCCACAGCTACAGCTGGGTTGCCGCCAACGACCAGACCGAGATGGGTCGCGCCGGCGTTGCCGTTGGCATCGGAAGCGAAGGCCAGGTTGCCCACGCCAAGCGCAACGACGTCGGTATCAGCGTTGATCTGGGCTACGAGGCCAGCCAGGTTCGCCGCGGCGACGACGTTGGCGATGATGCCGGCAGTTCCGTTGACCGTCATCGTGATCGTGCCGGTGTAGGGGAAGATGCCAGCCACGGCCTCGGAGATGACAGGATCACCCTGGAACGTGACCGTCTGCTTGCCACCGCCATCGATCTGCAGCACGAGGGTCTTGCCGTGGAGGACCCGACCAACGTTCACCAGGGTCGTACCGGTGTGAGTCGCCGCCGTCGGCGGTGTGGCCTTCAGGTTCTCGGAGAGGTTGAGAAGCGGCGTGGTCTGATCCCCATCCCCATCATCTACAACAGCGATGGTGCTGCCGCGACGCAGGAAGCTTTCCGTCTCCAGGATCTCGAGGGTGTAGCTGGTCAGGTTCAGGAAGACCCGGATCGTATCCTCGAGGATGTTACGCTGTGTGGTCAGCCCCTTCGGATCGGGGAAGCTGGACTGCTTCAGGAAGACCCTGTCCTGAATGTAGGACCCCAGCCCGTAGTAGGTATACCCCTTGCCGTAGCCGAGCTGGTCGGGGGCATCGAGCAGGGTCCCGCCCGTGATCTGGATCGTCTTCGTCGCACCGGTACCCGTGGTCCGAAGCTGGAGATAGATACTGGATGTGGCTGAATCGGTCCAGGTATAGGCCGCGAAGCCGACTGGAGCGACGGTGGCCGTGTTGATCGCCGTCGCGACCTGGGCCGCGGTGAGCGTTGCCGTGTCGGGCATGGTGAAGGTCTGCTCCGGACCTCCATCCACACACAGCTTGAGCGTCTTCAACGCCATCGCCGTGTACGAAGTCTGATCCTTGGGCGCGGTGGCCACGGCAGGACCGCTCAGAAGGATGTCGCTGTTCAGCTGCCCGTTCTCGGTCAGCTCGTAGATCTCGTAGCACGGCCCCACGATCATGGCCGAGAGCGACGGGATCAGGATGGTAGGGACCTCACTGGTGTAGGTCTGCTCTACGGTGACATCCGGCTCGGGAAGCTCGGGAATCGCACTCATCGTTCCACCTCATTCACGATCAGGGTTGTTCCAACGCTCTCGACCCGATCACCAAGTCCACAGTGAACGGATCCATATCGATGGGGGTCTCGACCCGGGACTCACCTTCCTGCCAGTTCGGTCTCGCCCCTCTCTGTGGAAATTCTACAGCACTGCCATCCCCTTGCACATAGCTCGTACCTCGACCCCCCACAGCTCGTGTTGGAGTTTGTCGGTACGCCGGCGTCGGCGTGACGGTCATTTCCATTTCGATGCCCTGGAGCAGGTGCGTCATCTGCTCTGTGACCCGCACACCGTAGTGGAACGAGATCGGCGTGGCCAGGCTCACATTGATCACCTCGGGCCAGGCAGCGCCCTGCACGAGCTGTCCTGGGTCCGAGGGAGGATTGATCTGGAATCGCTGGCCTACGTCGTGGAAGCCGCACCTCATCAAGATCCGTCGTAGGGCCCAGGTATGGATCGCCACGAACCAGCCCAGGGTCAGAGCTTCGTACCTTTCCTTGGCCAGACAGTTCATGAAGAGGTAGCCCGTGCACAGATCGACGTGGGTCCGAGTACCGGTGCTCATCTCCTCATGGAGAAGCTGATCCATGCCCAGACCCTGGAAACCGACCGTGGACAGGTTGGTCACGATGACCGGCATCTTGTCCAGGACCTCGGCGGGAACGGGGTAGACCGAGGTGATCCGGAGCTCGGACGCCTCAGCGTCGGAATGATAGCGGAAAGAGCCGGACGGAGCCGACTCGAAGAGTCGTTGCAGGAACAGAATGATGAGCCGCTCCGCGTGCAGGATCGGATTGATGGACCAGCTGCTGATCGGAGTGCGAGGTCGGGTCGGAGCTTCTGTGATTTTTCCCGTCATGAGCCTCGGTCCTTCGCACTCTGCTTCTCCTCGTGTTGTCGCTGTGCATCTTCCATGAGCTCCCGTCGCTTCTTGTACATCTCGTTAGCAAGGTAGCCCGAAGCCACGCCGGTAAGCGCGGGGAGGCCGTAAGCCAGCCCCTTGCTCACGATGGATCGGCGCGGACTCGGAAGGCGACGGTGAAGGAGGATCTTGGCTGCTCGTGCCGTACCATAACCGACCCCGGTTCCAAGCGCGGCCATGCCCGCCACGGCCAGGGCACGGCGCAGCGTATCCTTGTTCATACCGACTTCGACCGGCTTCTTGTCATGAGCCATCTTGCAGAGCTCGTCGGAGAAGCCGGCCAGTACGATCTGGTTCATCGATTCCCCCAGCCCAGTAGCATGTGCTCGCTGACCACGGGATCGAGCATCGCTTCCAGCGTTTGCAGATTGGTGAAGGTTCGAGGTGGATCTGCCTCGAAGGTGCGAAGCTCGTCCAGGTTCACGGGCAACTTGTACACGATATCGGAGTGGGGCAACTCGTGGATCACGAACTCCTGATGCAGCGTGGCTCGGAGTCGCTCCGTCGAGCTGATGCTGACCACTTCCCAGCGCCGATTCTCGGCCTCCACGAGGACATCGTGAGGCTTGAGAGGAGGAAAGAAGGGAAGTCGACCTGTTGAGTTCTGCTCCTGGGTCTCGCCAGTCGATGCCATGTTGGTGTGTTTCGGGCTTGGGTCGATCTGGAGTCGGCTCAGGATCGGAGACAGGTAACCTCGGGTGTAGCCCTTGCCGTAGCAGTCGACACAGTTCGCGCGGAGCTTCGCCCCCGTCACCTTGTCGAAGCAGTTGGGACAGCGCTGACCGAAGGTTCGAACTGGAAACACAAAGACAACACGCCCGATGTGCTCCTGGAACAGGAGCGTTTCGAGTCTCCGCACCTCCATGGCCTCGAGGTTGGCACGAGGCTCCCTCATCACGAAGTCGGAGTAGGTCTCGGCGGCGGTCTGAATGTTCCGGACCTTGATGCGATAGAACAGATTTCGCCACCGATGGAAGGGCAGCGACCTGATGTCCCGGTACCAGTACTTGTCCGAAAACTCCTGGCTGATCTGGTCCCAGGGACCTCCTGGTGACTCGCTCCTTTCTATCAAGAAGGCGTAGTCGAGGGGGTCCTCCACGGTATCTTCGATCTCCCAGAACAGGTCCAGGTGATCGACGACGAAGGACTTGACCCTGAGATTGCGGATCTGGAGCACGTCACTCCTTCCTCAAGTTCGAACCTCCGGCTTACACCTTGGACGTATGCCAGTCCTCGTAGGTCTTGAGCGTGCCCTGTTCTGCCGCCGTCTTCACCTGCTGCACGAAAGAAGGTTTTCGACCTGACCTGTGCACCTGCCTCTGCAGCGGACGCCGCAGTGCATCCGCCGCTTCCTGCGCCATCCTCACCGCCTCCTCCGGCTTGAGTGCGGCGCCCGCCTTCTGGAACTCGCGCAGTGCCATGATCTCATCCGCCAGAGTTCCGGGCACGTTGTCGCCGGCAAGCTGGCGAAGCTGCCCCAGATCTCGCTCCAGACCTCGAAGTCGTTTCTGCGCCCCTTCCCTCTCTGACTGCTCCAGCCGGGAGCCGATGCCGAAGCCGCCGGTCCTTTTGGCGAGCTGATACCCGCCCAGCATACCTCCGGTACCACCCAGAACCGCTCCTGCAATGGGAGCGACAGCCCGAGCTCCGGGGAAGACGTAGCCGACTCCTTTACCGAGAAGTGCGCCGAGACCGGCTCCCGCAGCAGCACCGCCAAGACCACCCAGAGCCTGGCCCATACCCTCGCCCCGAGCCCGACCCTCCTCAGCGGCCTCCTCCGGATCCAGCGGCCTTCGTGTCGGCTCGATCTGGTGATGGTAGAGGTGCTGGGAGGGCTCGAACTCCGAGGCCAGGTCCGGATCGTGTTCTCGAAGTCTCTGCATCAGGAGTGCTTGCTGCAACATGCGCGAGTCGAAGCCGGCCGGCTGGGCCACCTTGATCGAGGTAAAAACGACTCGGTCTATCGGCACCTCGACCTTACGCTCCTGAAGACCAACGACATCTTCGACGTGGGGCTTGGCGCCGGTCTTTTTTTCAGCCGGACCTCGAGCCTCGTCCAGCGACTTGCCCTCGGAGGTGGAGATACCGCGAAGTATGGAATCGAGTTGATCCGCGGCCGTCTTCGGTGTTCCAATCACGAACATGTCCAGGGCTTCAGCGGCGTTCATGGTCACTTCCCCTTCCTCAACGCTTTGAGTACAGCGCCGCCGAGCTCGAGCGTGGGAACACCGAGCACGGCACCAGCCAGAAGACCCTTCTTGGCACCACCGAGCACCGCGCCGGCTGGATGTTCTCTTCCGGCACGCTCCGTTCGCAACATGTGTTTGAGATCAGCGAGCCGTTCCTCTTCCTTGTAGGAAGGCTCGCGCTGGGCTCGCAGAGCTTGCTCCTGGATATCTCCGATGAGCTTGAGCTCTCTCGAATTCGGCACGTCCTTCCCGTAGCGCTTCTGATGAGCGATACGCCGTCCCAGCTCGATCCCGGCGCCAGCCGCCCCACCAGCTCCGATCATGGCCAGATGGCCTTTCCAGCCCGCTTCCTTGCCCAGCAATGCTTCTTTGAGAGAGCCCTGCTTCACAGGAGCCCCGCCCTGCTGCTCCTGCTCCCGCTGCATCGCTTCTTCCGCTTGCCGCTTCTGCACAGCGGCACCCTGCTCCGCTCGTTCGGCCTGATTCAGCTCCTTCTGCACCTTCGACGTGGCGACGGGGGCTGCGGCCTGGGCCGGCTGTTGTTGTGGTGGCTGCGCCTGGGAGACCCCCTCCATCTGCGCCTGGGCGTCGGCCTGAAGCGCCTGAATCGTCGAAGCCTGCTGCGCTTCGATCTGCTGGCGTTCGGCCGGGGAGTACGCGGCGACCTGCTTGAGCTGCTGCGCAAGCTGATCTGCTGCTTGCATCAGCTCTTGCCGATGCTGCTGCTGGTTCATGACCTCGGCCATGGCCGAATCCTGAGCCTGGATCGCCTGCATTGTCATGGCCTGCCGTGCGGCCTCACTCTGCTGGAGCATGAGCTGGGTCTGCTGAACCTGCTGAGCCTGAACCTCGGCCTGCTGCTGTGCCATGGCCAGGGATGCTTCTGCCTCTTCGTTTCTGGCCTGGAGTTGTTGCATCGCTTCATACAGCGAGGCTCGCTCTGCTTCCAACTCCTGAAGCTCGAGGGCCCGAGCCATCTCCGGATCCTGGAGAGCGGCGATTTCGTCCGGAGCCAGCTCCACATCGCTCGGAACCTGCGCCATCTTGTGAAGAAGATGAGCCAGCCGCATCGTGGCCAGGCCTGCCGTTTTTCTCAGGCCACCCACGTCGGGCTGGGCCAGGGCGTGGAACTCGGTCATGAACCGAGCCGAGACGGTCCAGGGAAGGGACTCGCCCGTGACGAAGCTATCGAGTTTGGACATAGTCTCCTCCTACACGTTGATGACCGTGGTCCAGTGCGGATTGGGCTGGGTCGTGTACTGGATCGATCCGATCGCCGCCATGGCAATGAGCACCTGTGGTTGATGTGGAGCGGGCGCAGCATTGAATCCGAGCAGAGTGTTGGCCGTGCCCGTGTTCCTCACCGTGATCGCCGGATCGTTGAAGAGGCAAAGATACTGGTGCTTGGTTCCCTGTCCCGGCGGATGTGACGTGTCGTAGCGCTCCGGGACCTTCAACGACGCCGTATCAGCCAGGCCGGGTGCGGCGTTGATCGCCCCTACGATCTCGGCAGCGGTCCAGGGCCGTCCCTTGGCCGGCGCAAAGTTCACAGTCACGTCCCCACCGCCGTTGTTGATGATGAGCGTGAGCAGATCTACATCGGCGCCGTCATGAATGTTCACGGTCCCGACGACTTCGCCGTTGAGATACGCGGCCAGCTCCCGATCAGTGTAGAAATTCCGAATGACCCACATCTGTCCTACCCCGTTGTTTCATCGTAGAAGCCATGGATCAGGAGGAGCTCGGAGTGCGCTCCGGTCCCGCTTCCCATCATGCTGGCGATATTTTCCGAGATCTTGATATTGACGACCCACGGATCCCACTGGCTCCGCATGATGCTGATCCAGCTTTGCAGCAGTGGGGTCTTGTCACTGACGGCCACGTTGAGCCCGCCGTCACTGAACGGGAGATGGTTCCTCGTCTGAAGAATGCCAACCGTGGCCAGGAGATGGGCCAGGGCACCGTAGATCAACATCTGAACCCAGCCACGGCTCACGAAGTCTTCCACGGTATAGATCCCAAGCTGCGGAGGCTTGGAGCTGAACTCGGACAGGGCTGACATGACCGAGAATGCGATCATGGCATCCGAGCTCTCTTCTCCGTCCACAAGGCGGTTCAACTCTGGAAAGTCACGAATGAAGAGACGGACCTGGGCCACGACATCGTTAAATGTGGCCGATGCCCCAGGTACAGCAGGTCTGATCAGTCCTTGCAGCCTAGCCATCGCTCTTCTTCGGGCCTCTCCTCCGCACCTTCGTCGCCTCGACGCTGCTCGAGGGCATGTCCTCGTCTGACGTTTCCGCTTGAACCGGTTCGGACGTGGCACGGGCTTCCTTCATCTGAAGATACCACGTCGAAACGTGATCGACGCTGACCATCCGATCCAGGACCCAGCCCGAGATCTGCGCCAGAGGTATCCGATCGGGCAATTCCGCATGCCCACCCGGCTCGATCTCGTACCCCTCGATCCGCAAAGTCTGGGCGCGGCGCAGTGCGGTGTAGGGCGGGGTCTCATCAGTCAGGTTGTAGAGACGCATCAGCGCCCTCCGCGAATCAGAGCCACGAGCTCATCCTTCCTGAGCTTCTGAAGGTCACTGCCGGCCCTGCCCGTGATCTCGGAGGCTCGGGCCACCAGATCTGGCTTCTTGAGCATCAGGAGTGTCTCCTCCGACTCGAGACTGACTTCGGGCGCCGCCGGTTCAGCGGACTTCGGCTCGTCGGCGAGATCCAGCATGTCGAACACATCGACGGTCGGGGTCTCCGACACAGGTTCGGGCTCGGGCTCGCTCGGCGTCGATGGTTCGGGTGACACCGGAACGGGCTCGGGCTCTGCAACCGGCTGAGGCTGGATCTGCGGACCGGCCACGGGCAAGAGGGGCTTGTCCTCATCGAAGAGGAACTGGGGACCGGCCGGGCCCCCAACATGGACCACGATCTTGCCGTTCTGCCAGAGTGTCTTCAGTCTGTCCCAGTGAGCACGCAGCTGTGCGTCGCTGATCTTGAGACCCTGTCGAGCTGGAACACGGGTGCCAGGGAGGATCTGATGTGAGACCCGATTGGTCGGAGCTCTCACACGAAGAGCCTTCGTTGCTGGGTCTCGACCGGAATTCCTGACAAAGTACGATTCGGCCATGGGGAACCTCACCTCCGTAAAAGAAGAGGGCGCGGCGCCGGCAAGCACCGCGCCCTCCTAGGCGCTACTCTAGCAGCCTACGTCACCTTGGGTCTAGTAGAAGTAGACCCGCGGGAAGTAGACCTCGTCCTCGACCCTGTTGTTCATCGCACCCAGGTCTTCCTCGTCGACCGGGATCACACTGGCCCGGATACCGTCATTGTTGAGCGTTGTCGCATCACCGCTGTACAGCTCCATCTTGCGAACCGAGGCCACGTTGATGATGGACATCGCGATGGTCTCCCAGCACTGCCACGTGATCTCGTTGAAGTGCTTGTCGATGAAGAACTTGGTTGCGTTGAGCACGTAGAACCGGCCCAGGAACTCCTCGTCCGTGAAGCCGTACACGTTGCCCGGACGCAGGATGTCGGTCTTGATGGTCCGGACGTAGCCACGCCCGACCAACTTCTCGTAGGTGAAGCCGTCGATCGCGGTCTCGCTCTCGAGCTTGCTGCCGTAGTCCTCCACGGTCCACGTGTTGATCGAGTCGAAGTCGTACTCGGTCAGGAGGAGCTTGGTGCAGCGCAGCTTGTTCCCGTCGAGGAGCTGGTGCAGACGCACCACGTCGTCACGCTGGAACGGCCAGACCCTGGCATCGTTGTTCGTGTCGACCCGTGCCAGGATGCCCTTGCGCGCCGAGGACTCGACCACGGTGCCTGCCGTGATCGTGGTCTCGTGGAGCGAGGTCACGACGCCGCCGTTGGCCTCTTGCTGCAACGCCTGGACGGCGGCCTCGCAGTGGACCAGGAACTCGAGGTCCTCGACCTCCTGCACATCCTTGGCCGCGTTCTCCTCGACGACCTTCGTGATCTTCATGCGGTAGGCCTGGAGCTCCTCCTCATACGCCTCGAAGCGTTCCGAGGACACGGTGAGGAAGGGAATCTCCACCCTGGGCGCACGGATCAGACGAGCATCGGGCTGGCCGCGGAACGGCAGGACCATGGCCCTGCTCTCCGGTTCGAGCTGCTCGATGATGGTCAGCGTGTCCTGATGGACGCTGGGCTTGCACTCCTCCGGGGTCACGGGCTTGGGCGTGAGGATCTTCGAGACGAAGCGCTCCTCCCGAAGATGGTCCCGGATGTACTCGCCGCCGTGTTGGGAGTGCTTGGACTTGCCCTCGGCTGTGTCGAGCTTGGCAAGGAAGTTCGCGTTGTAGAAACTGAAGTCGCTCATGTTGTCCTCCTTCCTTCCTCAGCTCGCCACGTACAGGAACTGGAGCCAGTCCCCGTTCGATGCCGCAGTTCGGATCACGTAGCCGACAGTCACACCAGCCGCGTGAATCTTCAGCCCGCTCTTGGACAGCGCGTTCCAGGTGACCGTGGCCGCATCCAGCTGGTTTCCCAGCGCTGGCGGTGCAGCCGCGTCGAAGATCTTGGTCTCGCCAAGAAACGTGCCGCCCATGATCAGCGGAACCTTTCTGGCGCCCTGGACATCGGACCGTCCCTTCTCGCTGAACAGCACGTAGGGTCCGGGACGGACACCGGGGTTCGCTGCACGAGTGACCTTGTTGGCCGAGCTGATCGTGCACCACTCACCCATCTCCAGCGGATTCGCGTTCTGGAAGTTGAGCAGGGTCAGGTCTGCCGGCTCATACCTCCGGATCAGCAATCCGATGGAGGGGCTCTTCAGTCGGAATGTCTGTTCCATTTTCTCTCACCCACTCCTGTTACAAAGAAACAGTTGGCTCCCTGGACCCGATCCGGGCGCTACTCACCGCTCATCACGAAGCTGTCGAAGTCCTGTTTGGCTCCGCCGGTGACCATGTCGCCCACCTTCCACGGTGAGCGCTGTGCCGTGCTGAGCTCGAGGGCTTGCTTGAACAGCTCGAGCTTGCCCTCTGCCGCCTTGCCCAGGAGGTAGACCTTGGTCTCCTCCAGGGTTCGACCCTGATCCAGGCCACGCTCGTGGACCAGACCGGCCAGCTTGCTCACCTCGTGGTTGAGCTCGTGCTGTGCCAGCTTGGCTCGGAGTTGCCTGTTCTCGGATCTCAGCGCGTCACGTTCCCCGGCCAGCTTCTCCAAGGCCTCGGCTCCGAGGCGCAACACTTGCTGAACTTCCACTCCGCTCAGCTTTTCCATCTCACGCCTCCTCCTCTACGCCTGGACCTGGTCCGTGCTTGGGGACGAAGTCGGCGAGGCGCCAGCCCGGCCCTCCTTCTTCATCCCGAGTCTCGATGCCACCGTGCAGGCCTGACAAGATTCGTTGGGCTTGGCCTTGTCACAGGTACAGCCCTGACTTGCCAGCTTCTGCAGGATCGATCTGGCCGCAGCGATCTTCGCTCCGGCCTCGTCGACCACACTGGCGCCCAGCGCGTTGTCCAACGTCTTGTCCGTTGACGCGGACATGGCGGGCTCATCGAGCACCTCCGCCAGCTGCTTCTTCGGTACTGCCATGGCTTCGGCCTTGGTGAGGTCGATCGCGGCCTCGTTCGTGGCCAAGGCTTTTTCCTGGCTCGTGACCTCGGCAGGACGCTTCACCTCGGGGGGCTGGTCCTCGGGGAAGCCGGTGCCTTTCACGTGAGGGGTCTTGATGTCACCGCCCTCGCCAGCGTCGTCGGCTGCACGCTTGAGCAGAGCTCCTGCGCGCATCATGCGCTCAACGATGCTGCCAGTCTTGGCCGTGCCCTGGAAATGCAGAGGGTTCGCCGGCATGGCCTTGTCCGCATCGGTTCTCGGACTGGCGGCCGCGGCGAGGGGATTGGCGCCGGCCTCCATCTTCTCCGACGGACCTGGTGTCCTGGCCTGCCCCAGCAGATCCTGAGGCATGGTCTCCTCTGTGGGAAGACTCAACGGAATCGTGTTCGGCCCGTGACCCGGACCGGCGTCCGATCCCGCCTCGGTCGCGGACTTGATACGTCCCGGAGTGAACCGGACTTCGTGCAGATGATCTGCAGTGTAGCGCAGGGCGGCGGCGAGCTTGGTGATGCGAGCTGAGCTGGTCTTCTCCTGCTCCTGGCTCTGCTCCTCCTTCGCCTCCTCCTTCGCCTTCTTCTCGGCGCACTCTGCACAGAGCTCCTTGCTCGAGACTGCGGGTCGACCACACTCCTTGCACGCCTCGCCGGCTTGCGCTTCGGCTTCCTCGGCGAGCTTGGACATGCCATCGCCGGCGCTGAGCGCAGCCTGGATCATGTCCTGGATCGTGGGGGGCTGGTAGTTCTTCATCACATCCTCCTCGAGCCGTGCCGGGGCCTGGTCATATGCCTACACCAGGCGGTGATACCGTTTCCTGCTCCTGGGTCAGAGCCGAGGTCGGGCGCGGAGTCCCGGTATGCACCGTAGTGTAGTTCGTTTTCTGGAGCGTGGTTCCCTGAAGCGCCTTCTGCACCACACGCCGCGGCGTGATCGGCGCGGCCTGGGCCGGATTCTGTCCACCGAGGAGCCCGCCCGGCACCGGAGGTGCCGTGATCGCCGGAGTGCTGACCCCGGCGATCTTTCCAAGCTCGTCAGTGAAGGCTCTCATGTGCACCAGCTCCATCGTTCGTCGACCCAGGTCGCGTCACGCCCCTGCCCGCTACTCCACGGGGTAGCCGAGCTCGGCGAGATACTGCAGCGCCGCGGCGTCGACCTGGGCCTCGAAGTCCTCTGCCACCTTCTCCTGCCCCGCGGGGGGAGGAGCCAAGATGTTGCCCTGGTCATCGATCCAGCCATGCGCGGCCAGCTTCTCCACGGCCCTGCGCTGGATGAGCTGATCCACGGCAGAGCTCTTCTTCTCGCGGAGCGCCTGGACGCCCCTGTAGCCGCCGTAGCCGACACCACCGAGAGCGCCGGCGGCACCGAGACCCGCTGCGATCAGCTTCGCCTTGCCCTTGGCACCGGAGCCCCAGGTCTTGGCCACGTCTTGCCCTGCGCCACGTGCTCTCGCCTTGACCGTACCGGGCAGACGCTCCGTGCCCGTGCGCAGCTTGAACAGCGCCTCGTCGAGCTTCGTCGCCTGGCCGTGACCGCCGGCATGACGGCCAGCCGCCGCAGCCCCTTCGTACTTGGCTGCGTCTTGCGCCGTCTGGAGTGGCTTGGCAGTGGAATGCTGGGCGGACAGTTGCTGGGCCAGCGTCTTGGCCTCCTCCTCGGTGAGTGACGCTCCTCCGCTGCGTGAAACCACCGCCTTCCTTCGAGCCCCTGCCTTCTCCATGGCGATGAGCTCTCGCTCCTGCTCGAAGGCATGCGCCATGATGCGCCCGCCGAAGTCGTACTCGGCGAACTTCTCGATGGCCTCCTGATCGGCCGGGGCCTCCTGCTCCGGAGCACCGCCGCCGTAAACCTCGGCTGCCGTCTTCAGGATCTCCTCGTCCGAATACTGGGACAGATCGATGCCACGGGCGGCGGCGTCGTCGGCCAGCAGGGCGAGCTGCGCCATCTTCTCGATCTCCTCCTCGGTGGCCGGGGACGGAGCCGGTTCCGGTGTCGCGGGCTGTTCCGCGGCGGTCTTGGTCGTTCCTGTTCCGTAGAGCTCACTCAGAAACTGGTTCATGGTCTCCCTCTTTTCCTCTCGTTTTACGGACACCACTCACGCGGTGGGCGGTCCTCGTAACCACGTAGCTACTACGCCACCCCGCCAGCCTGTGCAAGGGCTCCTGCCATTTTGAGCCCGTGCAGATCACAGTGCTGATCCACGTACTCCGAGACCGGTTCCTCCAGATAAGCTCGGTTCAGGTAAGTGGTCGGCATCGTCCTGAGTATTGATTCAAGCACGTCCCCACCCCTCTTGGCAAGACCTGACCGGAACAGCTCCTGACCGAGCACGTGATCGAGAAGCTGTGGCTCTTGCCTCAACGCATCTCGAGCGAGACCGGCTACCTTGTAGATCAAGCCGCGCCGATAACCTCGATACAGCGCGGCGATCTTGCGAAGCAGAGCGTTGTCTCCGGCTTCCTTGAGCACGTCGGACTTCGACACGGGGGCCTGCTTTTCCGGCGCTGCCTTTGCCATGATCACAACAGTGCGACGGTGCAATGGCGGAGCAAAAGCGCTGCGCCCCATGATCAGAGGGAGCAACATGCGAAGGAAATCGGGTCGGGTCTGATCCGGGAGGGGGAAAGGAAGCTCGTCCGATCCCGGCTCGAATCCGATTCCGGATCGGTGCAGGCTGTCGGCGAGCCCGGGACGGCCCATGGAGATGATCATGATGCGCTGGAACTCGCCAGGGCGAAGGACCACGCCGGCACCAGCCGCGCTGGCCAGAGCACCAGGCACATCCTTGGCCATGGCATCTTGCACATCGAGCGGGATTTCGGGCTCGGAAGCCTCGATGGCGGGCAGCCTGTCCTCGAAGTTGGACTTGACCGCCTTCTCGATCTCCGCATCCTTGTCCAGGGCGACTTTGGGCTCGGACCCCTGTTTGGCCCTCTGCGCCAGCTCGTCGCGAACCTGACGAAGATAGGCATCGACCCTCCTCTCCGTGACTGGATCGATGTCGCTGAGAGTGAGATCTTCAATGCCTTGAGCCTGCTTTGGCATGGGCTGTTCCTCGTCCCGAGTCCAGACCTCGTACACGTGACTTGATGGAATGATTCGACCCTCGGCACAGGACGCGCACTTGACGTGGCCCGACCGGATCGGGCATTCCCCGGCCAACTTGCCCAGAATGAAGCTAGTCTTGTCCGCGCCGATGTAGACCACGCTGATATCGAAGAAGCGCGGATGGAGATTGATCATCTTGGCCTTGCGACCATCGGGGTAGATCCGACCGAGCTGGGTTCGGAGATGCTCGCAGTAGTCTCGAACCGTGGGGCTCAGGCCTTGGATCGGGGACCGTCGATGCTCAGCTAGATCCAGTCGAGGATCTCCAGTGATACGAGACCAGTCAGCACAATGACCACAATTATGTACTACAAAGCCTCCAGCAACATAGCTCTCGTCCTCCTCGACCGCGAGATTGCACGTCTCTGTAGAACCAGTGAGGCTCCGTACTGATCGAACTGGAGTGCAGACGTAGTTTTTCCAGAAAAAAAGACGGGCACCGCCCCGGGACACCACAGCCTTCACCTTTAGACTGAATTGGTTGAGAGGGCTTAATGATGCTGAGGGAAGGCTTATCCAATAGGCCAACGCACCAGGAGCGTAGCCCGAACGTGTTCGCTGTCTTCTGAAAGTTGCGGGGATACCAAGAGAAAGTGCAAGATCGCGCACTTCCCAAGCCAGCGATTCGTTAGCCGTAACATAGCGAACGCCGCATCTCGATCTATTGTTAGAAGGCGTGTCCTCCGAGCCGTCGGTATCGATCAAGCCCCCTAATAGAAAGAATCTGGCCTCCGGCTCCCAATCCATCCAATCGCTCGGTAAATGCTTACCCCGGCTGCCCTCGCCACAAAGTTCCACTACAGACGCGGCCAGATGCTGGTCATAGAGACGGATTGTGACGGCATTCTTGTCCCCCTCTTTGTATACGCGCGGAAGATTTTTTCTACTACACCGGCGCAGCAGATCTACTAGATCATCAATATGTTCCTTCTCGTCAGTACCTGCACTGAACTGCACACCTTGAAGTACGTACTCTCCATCTCTTTTTCGACCCCGACGTTGCCTAATCGGACACCCGTCACCCAAATACATCCCCATCAATCGCGCATGCAGCAACGAGAACTTAGTCGTACCTGCTCCCACAGGAGTCAAAAGATAGGCTCCAGCGACAACCTCAGATGCGGAGACCCACTGAGGTTTCAGGTCAAGTTGTTTCCCACAAAAAGAGCAAAGGCCCTCTCTGTCCACTCGATGTCTTCGCCGTAACCCGTTCGCTGACCCTTGACAGCCACGCACCGACTTTTCACACAGCATGTAGATAGGATGATTCGGCGTGCAGCGAATAGGATCAGGAACTCCCACAGGCTGAATCTCGATGATTCTGTCCGCAGTTCTGCGAAAGGTCTGGGTTACAGGACGCCAGCGATCCTTGTGTGTCTGTACCAAGTCGCCCACGACGACCTCTTGGATTCGGACAGGTCCTCGCTTTGTACGGATGAGAGTCGAGGGGTCTAGGCACACGTCATAGGGTACGCGACATCCCATGCTCACACTTGGGAACTCGCCGTTGTCGATCCTGGTCAGGATGCTCGTGGTGTCCTGGGCCTGGGCACGCATGCGGTCGAAAGCCACGACCAGGAGCACGCGCTTCATGTGCTCGTCCCAGAGCACATAGGCCACAGATCCGAAGGCCCGGTTCGGATCCTGGTTCCTGTGGTGGGCAAAGGCATGAGCGTTGTAGAAAGTAGGGAAACCCCACTCCCAGCCCTTGCCGACGCTGACCTGCTGCGGATAGCTCAGCGTGTCCCATCCCAGCGGCGCGTGGATCAGGGACGGCTTGCCGATGCCGTGAGGCATGACCTCCGGAAAGTCGTCGGCGTTGCTGTTGTCGCCCCAGTACTCACCCGCTCCCATCGCGCTGATCAGGGCGTAGAGCAGGTTGTCGTTCCGCTCCATCCCCTTCATCACGTGCATGATCCGTTCGAGCTGGGGTGCGGACGCGGTCTCGGCCGCCGTCTTCAGGAGATGGGCGTTGTTGTAACCGGGGTGGAGCAGGTGAAGATGCTCACCCCTCGAATCCTGAGTCGGGAACTGGCACTGCTTGATGATCATGGGTGTGCAGGAAAGGGAAGTCCCAGCTGCTGGCGATCCTGCAGAAGCTGCTTGAACTCGTCCTCTGTCTTCAGCTGATCGAGCAGGCGTCGAGTCGCTCCCGCCATGTACGCCTCCTGCTCACGCGCTTCTCTTGCACCCTGCAATCGCACCTTGTCCGCCTCGGTTCTTCCGCGAGATAGTGTTTCCTCATACTTTCTCTGCTCCAGATCAGCCGCCGCGAAAGCATCGGGCTGCCCCGCAGAATGCATCAGGCTCGACGTGATCTGGGCCACAGGCATCTGTTCGAGGAGGCCGGGCTGCCGCATGCTTCTCTCGGCACCGGCGATATCGGAGATGGTTCGTGGGTCGATGTAGTCGTCGTGGTACATCGTCCTCCGTACCCAGGAGCTGGCCACGACCGGATCCTGCGCCATGGTCGGTGATGCATTGTGGAGCGAGTTGTACATGGCCCGGACCTTGGCCGCAGGCTCCTTGGCCAGCTCGGGGTTGTAGGCGAGCATGCTCTTGAAGCCACGTTCTCGACCGATGTGACGTTTGATCGCACCGTACGCTTCGGACGCGCCGAGCATGGCAAGGGGCACTCCGACACCCACAGCGAGCTCACGTCCGAATCCAGACCAGTCCGCAGCTTCTTTCTGCAAACGCTCCTCAGCGAGGAATTCTTGTACGGGATTCATCAGTACGCCATCCCTGTTCGTGGGTCCCAGATCGCCCTGGTCTGGGCCAGCCTGGATCGAAACTGTTGCTTCTTGGCATCGAGATAAGCGCCGACCGGATCCCCCGCAGCTTCGTTGGCCAGGCCGGCGGCGATCAGAGGCGGCGCGGTCAGCGCCATGCCGCCAGCGATGACGCCGGGAACGCCGCCACCCGCTGCCCGATACGCACCCTTGCCCGCGCCCATCGCAGCACCATGAGCCCCGCGGATCAGCCCCTGTGCGCCTTGCAGCAACTCGGCACCAGCCGCACGCACTGCCGACGCAGTCTTGATGACGCCCAGATCCTGGTCGATGAGAAGGCGCACTGCATCTCCGGTCAGGAACAGGGCATCGTAGTCTGCCATGGACGCGCTCATCCTTGTGCCTCCTTGCCATTGATCAGGGTCTGGATCTGCTTCCGTCCCTGAGCCAGCTTCTCCTTGGCCGCGAGATAGGTGTAGTAGTCTCGCGCAGTCGACGCGAACTTCTCGAAGCCGGTGCAGACGGCGTGGGTTCGGTCCAGCACGTAGACCGCACCAGGCTCACGCCGTTCTTCGACCGCGGGCACGTCCCGTACTGCATCCCGGATCAACCCCAGCGCCAGCTTGGTCAGCGCCGGTGTCGGGGAGAGCTCATGGAACGCCTGAGCCACGCTGGCAGGGTTGACCCCGTCGAGCATGGCACGTCGTGCGGCCACGCACATGTCTTCGCCGGCGTGGACGTAGGCTGCGAACTTCGAGCGGAGCTCGGCCTCGACAACGCCCTCCGCAGTCTTGGCCCGAGACCAGAGTTCGTAGAGCTCGCGGTTCGGGGTTCGCGGAGGATAGTCGGCGTGCGAGCCTGCCGAGGCACGCTTCTCCATCGTGAGCGCTTCCTCGTCCAGGAGCACAGCTCCCGGCACGAATCGCTCGACGTCATGCAGGAGTCGGGCTGTCTTCATGATAGCCACTCCTTCCTCTTCCTCCGACGATGCTGGCTTTGCCAGGAGCTCCAGGACCCGCTTCGGATCGGCGGGTCCATCCGGAAAGTCCACGATCCTGATCGCACCAGCCATCTTCGGAAACGCTGCGCCGAAGGCAGCGTTGTTGGCGAACTCTACTACTCGCTGTACCTGCTCCATGCCCAGATCCTTGCCTTGAAGCATCGAGGCCGCGATCTCGGAGAGCGAGCCCCGGCCTGCTCCATACAGATCTGCCACGGCCTGTCCAATCTTCTTCAGCTCCTTCGGGTCCATGATCACGCTCACATCACGATGACCCTTTCCCTGGGTTCAGCTATACTTGGCTAAAATGTAACACGGATGGAGCGTTATGGGAAGTCAAGGCGATTTCGTAACCATCGAGGACGCCGCTCAGATCCTGGACCTTGGTCCAGATCAAGTCATGGACATGCTCGAGGCCGGACGATTTCGACGATTTGGTACGGGTGAAGACGTCTTGATCCCCCGGTCTGACGTCCTCGAGCAAAAAAACCTCCTGCTTGGGGCAGACCAGATCAAGCTGGATCCAGAACGTCTCCTCCTCATCGAGGCTCGATTGCAGCGAATCGAAGGGACCCTGAACCTTCTGTTCGAGGTCCTCAACCTGGGCAAGAACCGGTTTGCCAAGATTCCGGAACAGACCCTGCGTGACCTCCACGCCAAGGCTTCCATGCTGGAACGAGAAAAGATCTGGCTACCCGGAACCATGATCGAACAGGCCCAGGTCTTTGTCCGGCTCCACGAAGTCGACCTGGTCCACCTCAACCTGGCCCTCGATATCAAGGATAGCTGGCGTCCCTTTCTCAATCTCTGCCTCAAGATGCTGCGCCACCTCCGAACACGAGATCTGACCACGAGTCTGGAACTGCAACGAGCCCAGGCCCTCCTCCTCACGGGACGGGACAACCTTCGACTCTGTGCCGCTCTCCTCATCGAACGTGAGCACTACGCCGACAGCAGCGCCAGCCTTCTGGCCCAGGTTGCAGCCGAAGACCTCGACGCCTTCGACACCCTGGTTCGACGAAGGTGTGATGAGCAGCGCATTCGCCGAGAACGGCACCTCCAGCTTCTTCAGCCTGCAAAAACGACTCGATTCCAGAGATAAGAATTCAGTTACAACCATCTGTATTTGCTGCAAAAATGTGGCAGATGCAGGTATAAGATGTAATGAATAGCCGGGTATTCTCCTTACCGGCTGTTCAGGAAAGGAGAGGATACATGGGTGAGGAGCAGAAGCAGCGTCCGTCCCTGGTCGGGGCGGCGCTCGAGGACCCGGCCGACACCGCCATCAAGGCGGTGTTGGTCGGTGGCGTGGCCGCCGGGGGGACGTACCTGGCGTGCCACTTCTTGGAGGCGGGACCGGTCACCACCGGCCTCGCCTCGGCGGGAGCCGGTGTGGCGGCGGCGGCGGGGACCGCGGTCGGCGTGGCCGCGTCCCGGCGACGCGCGAGCGAGCGAGCAGCGGAGCGGGCAGTCAAGGCCATCGAGCCCAGGCTCATCGACGTCGAAACGGCGAGCAGGGCCAGCGAGTCGAGACACGACGCTGCCGAGACGGCAATCGTGACCGGCGAATCGAGACTCGCCGTTGTCGCGGCAGCCGTCAAGGGTATCGAGCCCAGGCTCGTCGGCGTCGAAACGACCGTCAGAGATACCGGTCCCCGGCTTGCCAGCGTCGAGGCGGCCGCCCGGGTGCTCGAACCCCGGATCGCCGGCATCGAGACAGCCGTCAGGGATGTCGAGCCACGGATCACCGCCGCCATCGCGGCGGCCGAGACGGCGGCCGGGGTGATCCAGACGACAATCGTGGCGCTCGAGCCCAAGCTCACCTCCATCGAAGCAGTGGGCAGGGAGGCGACCGAGGCGGCCAAGAGCGTCGAGCCCAAGCTCGCCGCCGCCGAGGCGGCAGCCAAGGCGCTCGAGCCCCGGATCGCCGGCATCGAGACAGCCGTCAGGGATGTCGAGCCACGGATCACCGCCGCCATCGCGGCGGCCGAGACGGCGGCCAAGAACTCGCCGCCCACGGCGCTGACGATCTCCCTGCCCCAACTCCAGGGGGCCGCGGAGACACTCTTCGAGCTCTTGGGGGCGATGCCCGAGACCGTCGCGCAGATCCAGCGTGCGACGGAGACCCTGCGCCACGGCGGCGACGGAGCCGCGAAGAAGGGCAAGCCCGTGGCGGCGACCGCTCCCTAGCCCCCTTCTCTCCTCCCGTTCGACTCTCCTCGGTCCCACTTCGTGGACCGAATTCTTAGCGGTGTATCCTGGTATAAGAATTATGGAAAGGAGTGAGCATGTGCACATGTCCTAACGTCGGTTGGTGCGACCCCAGCAGCGATTGCTGGGGCTGCCCCTACGCGGAGATGAAGCAACGCCAGGAGGAAGAGTACGAAGAGTATGAGCCTCCACCGCCCCCACCCCCACCCCCACCCCCACAACTGCAGGACGACGAGCTTTGGGGTGCGCTTCAGGCGATCGTCGCCAGGTGCAGCCGGTTCTCGGGCTACCGGCTCGAGAGCCGGTTCGAACAAAGTCGCACGGGAACGTGGCTCCTCGTCATCGAGGACCCCGCAGTGGTAACGCGATCGACGTTGGTTCTCGCGCGCCACCTGGTGCCCGGCCTCCTACGGGAGGTGTATGGGCGGCTGAGGCACTGGGGAATCACCCCCAAGGAGGAGCAAGTGCTCCTCCAGGCCCTCCAGGCCGTTGAGGAGTCTCCACCCCCCTCTCCCCCAGTCATGATGTCTCCCCTCCATCTCGACGACTAACCCCCCGGTCCCACTTCGTGGACCGAATTCTTAGCGGTGTATCCTGTTATAAAAATTATGGAAAGGAGTAAACATGTGTACATGCCCGAACTGGTGCGACCCCAGCAGCGATTGCTGGGGCTGCCCCTATGAAGAAAGTGAGCCACCACCGCCCCCTCCGCTTCCTCCATCACGCCCCGACCCATGCCGGTGTGCATGGGCCTTTCCGGGACCCACCCCGTGTCAGTGCCCGATCTGCGGAAAAATCGCAGGCGATCCCTTCGGGCGCGTTTTCCCGTTCTAGCCCGATTCCGGGCAAATCTCTTAGGCCGCTATGCCCGGAGCGAACTCGACGTGGCCCGGGAACATCGGGATCAGGATGTCGGGTCGGGGCCGCATGATCATGGAAGCAAGGAAGCAATAGAGCATGGAGTGGAACGTGTCGTCGGACTTGCCCCGGGTGAGCTTGTACTGCGTCATGTGGAGCCGGGCATTGTACTCGGCGAAGATGTTCAGCATGTCCTGCGCGTAGGGGTCTTCCCACTGGGACCACTTCGGGAACCGGACCTTCTGGTTGCGGATCGCACTGAAGAAGTCGGACATGACCTCGGTTCGATGAAGAATGAAACGACCCAGGTCCGGCTCCCAAGCCACCTTCTTCTTGGGGCTGCCCGCATACTGATACCGCGCAACCCGAGACATGCTGAAGTTGCGCATGAGCCAGTCATTGCGGTCGAAACCGCCACCGTAGTCCGAACCCAGGATCTTGAAGTCCACGGCCAGGAGGAGCTTGGCGATGCGTCTGAGCTGTCGTCGAGGGTCCAAGTCTTCCCCCGTGAAACGATGTGCGAAGAAGATCTGGAACAGGCCATCGATGTAGCCGCCCAGGGTGAGCACGCTGAACGAGGCCTCCTCCCCGCTCCCGTGATCCAACCCCGCGAAGACCCCGCTCTCGCACCGCTTCGCCGTTTCCAGCACCTTGGTCATGTCGATGTTGTCGTTGCAGCATCGAATGACATGGGCTCGTTTCAGTGGGCGCTGACCGCTATCGTAGGAGACACCCAGGACCTCGTTGTTGAAACGAACCGCATCATATTGCTCGAGGCAGGTCAGGATCTCCTTCCACTTCGGCCCGAGCATCCAAGGCACCATGAGCTGACAGATATGGTAACCGGCGAACGTGACCCGGTTCGCGTTGTCCGAGGTTACCGGTTGCATCTCGACCCACTGAGCCAGCGGGTCGTTAGGGTCGATGGGCTTGCCACATCGCGTACAGATCGGACCGGTCTTGCCGATGTTCTTGATCCCGAGCACGTTCCAGTGCCAGGAGGAGGGCTTGTTCGGCGTGCCATGAGCACGGCACGGCACGGCCCACTCGTTCTGCGTGCTGAAGTCGATCCAGTACTTGTGGAGTGAGTTGTCCAGGCTCTTCGGAGTGCCGGCATAGTCGAAAAGGCCGTAGCTGGAGTGGGATGTGCACTGCTCGATGACGGGCACGGACGGCCCGTGCACGTCCTGGAACTCATCGATCTGTACCTTGTCCGAGGCGATACCCCGCGCCCGGTCCGCGGAGAGGAAGGCATACCGGATTCTGATCTGGGATCTGTTGCGGAACTGCTTGAAGAAGACGTTCTGTGCCAGCTCCCTGCTGATCATATACTGCAGCTGTGGGCTGATCTCCAGAGGATCGCGAAGCCGATCCACACTGAAGACCTGAGCCTGAGCTGCGGTGGGGCAGACGTAGAGTGTCTTGAAGGCGGGAATGATGGCACTGTAGGCCAGGCTGCTGTTGCCGAGATAGGTCGAGTTGTGTGTCACGAGCCCGCCAAGGACAAAGTTGCCCGTGCCTTCAACCGTGATGTCGTAGCACCAGCGTTCCCCAACTTCTTCGATCTCTACAACCCGATCCCAATACAAATCGGTATCGACATGCGCCTCAAGACGCCGCAGAAGCACGGGATCACAGCCCCCGGCGGCGTAGAACTCGACGTACCGTTGTAGCTTGCGCCTCGATAACGGATAGACGGGAGAGGCATGGAGCCCGGCCTTGTAATGGGCACAACGCCCACGGCTCCAGGTCCGGGCCACAGCCCTGAGATCATCCGTGATCTGTAGGGGGTATGTATCTCTGTTGCTGTTCTGCTTCACGCTTGGCATGGGAACGTCTTCCGACTTTCCCAGCGCACCTATCTCGGTCAGGAAGGCGACGACCCCATCCTGGGTTTGAATCGTCAAGATGTAACTAGACCGACCCGTGCCCTTGTACAAGGTTGGCTCGTGGCCCCGAATACGGCTCGGTATCCCGAATTTCCACAGGAGCCGCTGAACCTCCTGCACCAGCTGGTGCGATGTGGACGCGTAGACCAGTACGTAATGTGACGGACACGGCACCTTGACAGAGCCATCCGTGGCCCAAAGCCTGTTCAGAAACAGAGCCGTCTGGCGCCGATCTAGACCCCAAACCCAGTTCGGTACTGCGTGCTCTGCCGAGCGACGTCCCCAGACGCCCCACCGTTCCAGGAGCTGTCTCGGTTCGGAGCCGCGTCCCGCCTGCAAATTCAGAACGGTTGCACCGTTCCGCCGCCCTTCTCGAACGGGCCAGCCTTGAGCCCGAGCCAAGGAACGAAACTCATTCAATACAGGACCCGGGTTCTGGGTGAAATTGAAGTTGTTGCTGACCCCGCAACAACCATCGCCGATCATGTAGGCCGCAAAGATGATCTGCGGGTCCGGGGTGTCTGCTGGGGTCACGACGAACACGCCGGCTCGACGAACGGAAGCAATCCGATCCCCGACCGCCAGCGCGCCGGATTCGGTCCACTTTCCCCAACTTCGAAGAGGATGGGTGGTTGCCACGGTCGCTTCAAGGTTTTGCTGCATGCGTATTCGTCGGCACGGTTTCTTGTACCGAGTCGACTTCCAGGTCACAGTACCCGTTGTGATATGCGAGCCATCCTCGGCCAGGGTTGCAACCCGATCCCCAACTTGAATCGCCGAGATCGGAACCGTAGCGCCGTTGGCCAGAAGGACGGGTGAATGCTCCTCGCACGACTTTTCGCTCTGCCGGCTGAAGATGAGAAGCTTGCGCCGAGCCGGCGAATCGTAGATGGTCCGGAGGTAGCGTCGGCCCTCGAAGCTGAAGGGGACGATCTCTCCCTCGATCGGGATCCGGACAGCGAACTCGGTGAACTCGCTGGGGGTGACCTCGATTCGACGTTCCTGACGCTGCTTCTCATACTCTTGTTCAAAGAGGAGGCCTTCCATCTCAGACCGTTGTTGGAGCAGGCCCTCCTCCTCCATGAGTAAGCCATCGAGCTCGTCTTCCAGATCCTGGGAGTAGTCATCCTGCTCCACCGACCTCTTTGCATCGAGGTAGAAGTCCCTGACCTGTTCGGGGGCTGCAGCCATGAACAAAGCCTATCCTGTTCCGGATATAAGAGCTACGGAAAGGAGGAGCCCATGTCTCCAGAACAAGCTGTCGAGCTAGCCCGGAAGGTGTTCGGAGAGCCGGATCAAGTCCAGATCCGGTACGCGCCGAATACCTGCCCACGCCAAGGTCGCGTCGGTACGCAGCTCAAGCGCTGCGGGCTCTGCGGCGCTCAGTTCACAGTCTCGCCCTGGGGCGAGATTCCCCTCACCTTCCGACACCCCTAGCCAGGACTTCTTCTGGCGATTTCCTTAGCTAAGAACGAAATGGGCCATGCTAACCCACTCCGTCCGTAGTTCCTTCTCTCCTGGAACACACCTATGTCAACCACCTTGGTCACGTGAGAGACCCTTGAGCAGATCATCGGTCTGGCATTGCAACTCCACACTCTGCGCGACAAGGTCCTCATCCACGACATCGACCACGACCAGGCCGTACTCCAGCAGCTCTTGTGCTGTCGACCTGAGCCAGACACGCTTCTCGGTTCCCAGCCGGCTCCAGGCCAAAGCCATTCGAGCCGCCTTGATGATTTCCTCTGGCACCTTCTCGCCCGTGATCGCCCAGCGCGCTATGTCCTGTGCCGGTCCCTCTGATCGGTCGCGGGCGGCTAACCAGGAACGAGCCCAGCGCACCCAAAAACGAACCCAGGGCTCACGCGTCCGAGCCCGAATGCCGACGTTACCTCGGACCAGCGAGATGCAGTGACGAATAGCCCGAGCCACGGTGGGCTCCAGTGCTCGTTGAAGGATAGATCTGGCGTGCGGCCGCGCGCAAATCTGCATCAACGCCCGATCTCTCGACTCGGTCTCGGTCATGACTCCTCTCCGTCATCCTCGTCGATATCGGGTTCG